CAGTATCATCACAGACTATTACAGACGTTGCAGGTTCTAAAACTGTTATGAAGTTTACGAACAAGTCAGACGGCACAGGAGAGAGTTTAGTAGAGAAGATGACAAGTGCAAACTTAAATCACTTGTCAACTTCTACTAAAATTGCTAGAGTGATTTATAGTGTAAACACTACGGACCCAAAAGGGTCCGTAGAAATCCTATTTGAAGGGACTACTAACGCAACGGCGATGTTTCTATCAGGTCAAGGCACGATAGACTTACAGACGCCTGCTATACAGATAGCAAATAATGCAAGTTCGCCTACAGGTGATGTATTATTCTCAACACATAATTTTGTGTCAGGAGACAGTTATACCATCATTTTAGAGGTGAGATAATATAAATAGGACTAAGGGAAAAACATATGAAACTTATTACAGAAGAGCTTACAGACGTTCAGTTGATTGCAGAAGCAGACGAGAACGGCAAAAAGCAACATAAAATCAAAGGGATATTCATGCAAGCGAATATTAAAAACCGTAATGGTCGTGTTTATCCTATGGAAGTATTAGAAAAAGAAGTTAATCGTTACAGAAAAGAATTTATTGACCGTAAGAGAGCATTTGGTGAACTAGGGCATCCAGAAGGA